AGTGCTAGGCGTCCAGCCAAGCTTCGCTTTCGCCTTACTGGGGTCCCCAAGCAGCAAGTCAACCTCAGTGGGGCGAAAGTATTTCTGGTCAATGCGAACATACTTCCGCCAGCTTAGACCCACATGACCGAAAGCCAATTCGAGAAATTCCCTAACCGAGTGAGTCTCTCCGGTTGCTATCACGTAATCGTCCGGCTGGTCGGCTTGAAGCATCAACCACATGGCTTCTACGTAATCTTTGGCGTGTCCCCAATCGCGCTTGGCGTCGATGTTCCCCAAAACCAACTCGTTCTGCTGGCCGGAAAGTATCCGGGCAATTCCGCGAGTAATTTTACGAGTGACAAACGTCTCCCCTCGCCGGGGACTCTCGTGATTGAACAGGATTCCGTTACAGGCAAATATCGAGTAAGCCTCACGATAATTTACGGTAGCCCAGTAGGAAAAAACTTTCCCGCAACCGTAGGGACTTCGTGGGTAGAATGGGGTGGTCTCTTTCTGCGGAGTCTCAAGAACTTTTCCAAACATTTCGGAGGAACTGGCTTGGTAAAATTTAGCGGGCACTGAGGATTCTCGAAGTGCTTCCAAGATAGTCAAGGTTCCCATCGCCCCCGATTGAACAGAATACACCGGCATGTCAAAGCTAACCCTCACATGAGATTGCGCCGCGAGATTGTATATTTCATCGGGCTGGATTTTGGCGATGAGATTGGTGACGCGACTTCCGTCCAGCAAATCGCCGTGGTGAATGTGAAGCCGGTCGAAAATGTGGTCGATGCGTCCGGTGTTGATGGTGCTGGACCGGCGAATCATCCCGTGAACTTCGTAGCCCTTTTCGAGAAGCAGTTCCGCGAGGTATGAGCCGTCCTGTCCCGTGATTCCCGTGATGAAAGCTTTCAAAGGGTGAAGGAGGGGGAGGGGTTTAGACTACCGGCTTCAAGATGTTGTTCAGGAGCCGTCCAGCGCCCGGAGAGGGGCCGGTGAGAGGTCCGCCGGACTTGAGGGAGGTCAATCGGGCCTGCTGGCCCTTGTCCTGCACCCCGGCAGTCGGTCCCGGCGTCGCCTGCTGCGAGGGCACGGGTAAGAGCCCAGAGGCCGTCTGGGGCGGGGCAAGCGACTTCTGCTGTGCTGGACCGCCCGGAGGATTCTGGACCCGCAAAATGGGGTTTGCGAGGCCGGACTTGCCGATTGCGTGGCGGATGGCGTCCGCCGGGGGTGCAATGTGCTGGAGTTGACCGGCCTTATCTGCCGCTAGTATGTCTTCGGGATGGACATACAAGCTGTTGTATATCACCCCGAAATGGCCCGATAGGGACTTGTAGAAGCCAAAACCGGCCTGCTGGAGCAAATCCTTGTGCTTCTTGATGACTTCAAACGCCGGATTGTCGTCGTGCCCCTTGCCGATACGCGCCGAGACCGCCGGGGGTGCCCCGGAGAGCATCGCCATGAAGGTCGGCATCTTCAAAATCTCGTGCGGCAGCGCCGCCGCCTGTTCCTCTGGCTGGTCAACCGCGCCGTCCTGCGGGGCAGGGGCGGATTCTGCGGCCATGTCTGGGGCCGGATGCTGCGGCGTCATCGAGGGGCTTAAATCGTCTGCTGTGAGTGGCATACAAGTAATAGTTACCGTTCCCGGCGCGGAGTGACACGGTCCACCTTCGCGGCCTGCAACTCCAGCCATTCCTTCTGGACTTCGTCCAAGAATTTATTGCTGGCGACGGTCTCGCTGGTCGCGAACTTCGCGCCGTGCAACAGGTCTTGTTCCTTCTTTTCTTTAGCGTTCATTTCGGGGGGATACTAGGTCGAGCAGCGACGTTTGTGCCGCCGCCTTCGTTGGTTTACTGGACTCAGCGAGACGGGTCTGAATCCCTTGGTTGAGCATTTCACGCTTCGCAATTTCTTTGCGAAAGTCTCCGAAGTCGAGCCGTCCCCAACCGCGTTCTGCCCAAAGTTTTTTCTCCGCGAACCAGAGAGCGCCTTGCAGTGCGTCCGGCTTCACGCCGAGACGACGACCCGCCTTCTCGAAAGCTTCCTGAGAAAACTGGAAGTCGGTATCGCTGACTCCGGTCTCGTTGCCGGGAGTGATGCGCCACTGCTTGGAAATTCCTTCGTGGCCTAGCCGCCGCATGGTCCGCGCCGCCCATACGTCGATGGTCGCGCCGTGATGAACACCCAAGAGGTTCTTGACGAATTGGAGAGTCTTGGGTCCGGTGTTCTCGGTGAGCCACTTTCCAGCCATGACTTGTAGAACTGGGACTGAGTGCATCCCGTAAAGTTTTCCGTTCGACTGCCGGGGTTCGAGGGCGTGTGCGTCAATCCACTCTGCCATGAAAGCGGCGTCCGAGGGGTTATCCCGAGGCTTGACGAGTTTACCGGCCTTGCGCTGTTTTTCATACCAAGACTTCCACGTCCCGGCCTCCAGCATCTTCGCACCGTCCAGATACTTCTTGATTTGCTTGTCGAAGCGTCCGGCTTTGTAGCCTTCGATTGCATCGTTGGCCAGCGCGAAATTCGGTGTAGGAGAATTCCGAGGCGACGTTGCGGCGAGAAGCTGTGCCATCATTTCGGCGGACTTGCCGTAGGCGCGTTTGAGCAACGGAACGAATTCCGAATACCACTTCAAGCCGTCCTGAAATTCCTGAGTGTGGAGCCGCGTGCGGGCGAACTTCTCCAGTTCATCGGCGGCGACGTTGGTCGCGTCTTCCCGTTCCTTGCCCTTCCAGCGCGGCGCGTTCTCGATGTCGTAGTTGATGAGGTCTTTCCGGCGCTTGGGCAATAGAGCCTCCGGGAAGTGCCGTTGCAGTTCGGCCTTCGTCATCGAGCCGATGTCTTTCGAGGAAAGCGGAGCGCGGGTCCCGATTCCGGGCATCAACTCCTGCTGCGGGCGTTCGCCGAAAATGTCCGGCTGTTCCCAGTCGAAATCCTTGAGCAGTTCTTCAACGCGCTGGTGCGCGGGGTGCATGTCTTCAATCGGTTCGCCGGTCCCGCCGGTCGGGATGCTGCCGTTCTCCGCGTCACCGGCGGCATACCGAGATAAGTCACCAATCGAAATCTGGTTGTATTCACGGCCAGCGAATTCGGCGAGCGGACGTGAGGGCGTGGTGAAAGAAACGTCGAGATACAGCTTGCCGTTTTCGGGATTGAGCCAGCCGCCGACAGAATTCTCTGCGCGGGTCAACAGATGCTTCCTGTCTTCGATGAACTTCTCCAGCGTCGCCTGAGTCAAATCCTTCGGGTCGATAATGAGCGAGTGGTCGGGATAGATTGAGGCCGAGTAGCCGGTCGTAACAAACTGGCGCGTGTAGGGGTTGTAAGTGAAGCCGCCGCCCGCCTTCGCCTTCTCCCAAATGTCGCTGGCAATTTCTTTCGTCTTGAGAGACTTGGCCGGTTCAAAGTTGTAGCGCGGGTCAGTCTTGGAAAAGGTCCCGCGATTCTTCGCGGCCTTCACCTGCGTTGGGTCGAACGCAATGTAGTGCGTGGTCTCGGTGCCCAAGTGCATCCCCGGATATTCTTCTTCGGCATTGTGGAGGATGATGCCGTCGTGACCCATGTGACGATAAATCTCCTTTTCCATTTCTCCATTTGCCGAGTCGCCGGAATCGGGGTCATCCGCATAGAATTCCCCTTTGCGAATCGTGTTGTGAACGTCGTGGGCCGTAGCCTCACCGTTCTCGAAAACCTTGCCCCACAGTTCTTGGCCATCGACTCCAAACTTCGGAGCCACCTTCATTATAGCTTCGTGCAAGTCCATCGCGGTGCCGGACTCCGTGGCCGTGTCTTCGTCGAAGTGATACTCGAATTGCGTGCCGCCGTTCTTCTTGATGACGGCGGGGTTCTCCATCTTGAGATACGCCTCGATGGTCCGGTCAGCGTTTCCGGCCAGTTCTTCCATCGCCTTCCGTTGCGCTTCCTCTTTAGACGGCGGTTCCGCAGTGTCGTAGTCGTCCCGAATTTCTTCCGCACGCCGGTCAACTCGCATTTTCAAATCGGGACCGAGCCCTGCGTAATTGTCCGAGGCGTCGTAGGAATCATCGGTGAAATAGAATCCTTTGCCGAAAGCGTTCTCCACGTTCGCACGGTCCATCGTGAACTGGTCAAACTCGTGGGTGGTCCCGTGATATACAACCTTCGGTTCTCCCTCAGAGTCCACCACCTTGCTTTTGCCAAACCACTTCTTGAAGTAGGGCGACTTGAAACCCTTTTCCTGCCAAGCCTTCTCCGCTTTCGCGGCGTCTTTTCCTTCCGCGCCAGCCGCCGAAGCGGGTTCAAACTGCGGCTTGGCACCGGCTATCTGCGTTCCATCGGCGTCGAGCAGTGAGTCCACATGGCCGGATTTCAGCATGTGGTCCCAGAACGACCGAGAGGGTGTCCCCGGCTGGCCGGGGTCTATTACGTTGATTTTCCCAAACTGTTTCTTTAGGCTGGTGAGAGCCTGTTTGCCGTTGCCTTGTCCTGCTGCGTGAGACGAAAACTCGTAGATAGTGAACCCCGGCTTCCTGCCAGTCCCCTCTACCTGCCCGTTCACACCGACGTTGTGGAGTTGAAGTGATTGCCAAGGTCCTGCTTCCTCCCGTTTGCTAGGTTCAAACTGCGTCTCAGGCCGCACGGCGCTGTAGGTCCGGCGAGCGTCCATCCCCGGCGAGTTTAGCCGCGTGTCGCGAATCGGCGGACCGAAGACCCGTTCCCGGATGTTGCGCGGCGCGTCGCCGACAGTGACCCCGCCCAGAACCTTCACGCCCTTGGTCTGCAAGTGCGCCCCCAGTTCCCGGTAGAGTGCTTCCGCGAGCCCTTGCTTTTTGTAGCCGTCTTTCGTGATGACGGAATCCACACTCGCGAGTTTGGGTTCGGTCTGTGACGCCGTGAGAGACGACACCTGTAATCCGTCTGGGGTCTCCAGAGACAATTCCATGACGCCCGCGCCGTGGTCTTGCAGCTTAAACGTGAAGCCCTTTTTCTCCGCGTCTTTCCCGGCCTGCGTCGCCGGTTCAAACCTCGCCGCGACGGGCCGAGGCGTCTGCACGGTGCTAAACTCCGAATTCAAATCGCCGATGTTCTTCACCAATTCCGAAAGCTTCGCGGGGTCGTCGCTGGCCGCGTAGCCCTTGAAGTTTCCAGAGTCCCAATACTGAACGACGTGCTTGAAATGCTTCTGTAGCGTCTTTTCAAAGTCGGTGTCCGTCGCCATGTTGTCCACCATGCCGACAGCTTTTTCTTCTTCCTTGGACTGCTGGAATCCAACGCGCTTTTCTTTCTCTTTCAGCGCCTCCGAAGTGAAATACTTGTTCTTGTAGTCCCGGTCTTTCTTCAACTCGTTCGCCGCCCAATCCTTGGTCTTGAACTTCTCAGCGGTGGTGAAGACGCCGTCCGGCTTTAGCATCCGCTTGACTTCCGCGATTTGAGCGTCCCGGTTCGGGTCAATGAATTGAAACGTGACGGCCTCATTGATTACGTCATACGGCTTCTCCGGGTTGTGCGCGGGATACGTCCTGCCGCTATCTTCAAAGCTGTTGAGAAAGGAATCCTCAGTCTGGGTCGCGCCGGGGACTTTGGAAATGTCGTGAAAATCCTTGGCCATCTGCGGATTCGGGTCGAGGGAAACGGTCTTGACCCGCCCATCGGTCAGAGCAGAAATCGCCTTCCCGAAATCGCCTTCGGACGAGCCGATGTCGAGCAGCGTCGCGCCCTTCCCGTAGGTCTTGATTACCCCGTCCGCGAGGCGCGTCTTTTCTTCGTGCAACATCGGGATGGAACGCTGAATGTGGTTCTCGAAGTTACCCCAGTGCTTCAACCGTTCATCCTCCACGGCTTTCACGTCCGACAAATCTTGTAGCGGCGCGAACGGGACATCGGACTTCCCGAATTTCCCGGCGGCAACGTCCGCGAAGAACTTCTTGAATTCTAGCCCGGAGCGGGCAGGCGTAGGCAACAGGTTCGGCGGGATAATGGTCGCCTTCTGCGGCGCGAAACTCCGGTCGGCGGGAGCAACGTATCCGGTCTCCCCCAGTTTGGGGACGTTCCCTTGGGCGTCCCGCAGATGCGGCCCGAAGTTGACCCAAGAATTCTGGCCGATGTTCTCTGCGGCCATCGCTGGAATCGCTTCGGGAGAAAACATTTTGGCGTGCGCTAGGAACGCGTTGTATTCGCCCTTCGGCCCGAATTCAAATCCCTGTTGAGCGTGCCCGAAATAATCGTGAACGGCGCGGTTGAGGTCCGACATGACGAGCGGCTTTCCATTCACCGTGATGCCCGAGTCGGCCAACATAGGATGTCCCGCCGCCCTCTCGCTGCCCGAGGGTCCGAATCCCCTGTCCACGGGGAAGAAATACAGGTGGTGATTGTCCCGGACATCCTTCATCATGTCCGCCGAGTTGCGGTAGGGTTGCCCCTCTTTGTCCCAAGGTTCAACATGGACGCCGCTGTTCGTAAGGTGCTGCCACTGGTCTTTGATTTCGTTGGTGAACGCCGAATACGCGGCCTTCACTTCCGGGTTCTCCGGGTCGTGTTTTGCGGACTCGTAGAAGTCGGCAATCTGTTTCGCCTTGGATTCGTTCACCGGCAGGTAGTCGCGGTGCGGAGCATACGGGAGCCCTTTGGACTCCATGTAATCCTTGGCCACTTGTTCCACTTGCGGGTTCGGTTCAAACTTGACTCCCGGCAGATGCCGCATCGGTTCAAATTCGCGCACGTCCGGGTGCCCTTCGATTTGCCTCTCCAAAATGTTTCGCTGGTCTTGCAAGGTCCCGAGCACTTGCTTGCGGGTGATGGTTCCGGCGTCCAACGCTTTGCGGTTCTCATTCAACCGCATCGTGATTTCGTCATCGATTTCGTTCTTCCGGTCCTGCAACCAGCGAACGTCTTTATACTTACTCGGTTCAAACCCTGCGGCCTGTGTCAGCGTGTTGCCGCGAAATTCGGGTTCGCCCGGAGCGTGTTCGATTCGCAGAATCCTCTCGTGGTTCAGCTTTTGGTAAACGCTGAGAGGCTTCGGCGCTTTGACGCCCGCCGCCTTCGCCGCCGCTTCCATCTTGAGTCGGAACGGATTGACTTCGAGCAACTGACGCCCTGTGACGCCGTGTTCTTCGGCGCGTTCGCGCTGCTTGACCATTTCCTCCGGGGATTGGCCGTAGGTGCCGAATTCGCCGCGTGAGGGACCGCCTACACGTCCGGGGATGGTCGCCGCCGAGACATCTTGACCGGCGACGTTCAGGGGGAAAGTCTTCGCGAGCCGGGGCGTCTCCGGGAGTTGGTGCCCCATCAAGTGCGAAATGAAATCCGCTTTTGCGGTGTCGAGAGCGCCTCCGCCGGGGCCAACCTGCGGCTGGTAAATCTGTCCGCCGGATTGCTGGTGTAGCGCGTCCGGGACGACGACGGGAGTGCCCGAGGCCGTGCGCCCGTCGCGCCAGTTCTTGACGGCGGTCTGCAAGTCGGCAGTGAGCGACTTCCATGCGTCCGGGGTGAAGAAGCCGGTTGCCTTGTCAATTTCGTAGGGCGAGACGGCCCGCATCGCGTCATGCGGCGCGGCTTCCTTCGCGAAGCGGTAAGCGTTCGCCTGAAAGATTTCGGGAGCCCATCCGCCGGTCTGGAGTTTACCGCTTTTGGTCTTGAACGTCCGGTCGGGGAAGAACGTCTTCCACCACGGGTTGCGAGCCCAAGTCGGCAGTTCACGCGCTGCTTCCACCGAGGCCGCACGAGCGCCGCGCCCTGATAGCGGGCTGGCCGATTGGATGTCGGCGGGAGTCTCGCCGGGAGCCGCCGCGTAAGTCAGCTTGACGCCCGAGCCGCGAGGTTGAGCCTCGCCGAGAGTGGCAATCGATGCCGCCTTGTCGGGAAACTGGTCCGCGAGCCCTTCGACATTCCGTGCCTCCGCTTTGGTCTTGGCGACTTCCGCGCCGCCGGGAGGTTTGCTTGCCTCCAGCGCCGTCTTGAGCCCTTCAACTTCTTGGTGTTTAAGCGGGAACTGTAAAGCTTCCGACTGGGACGTTCGGGTCGCCAGCGGTTCAACGCCGACAGCCGAGAGAACCTTCGCCGTGACTTTCGCGGCCTTGTTGAGCAGTCCCTTTCCGGGGCCAGCCTTCAACGCCGTCATCAAATTTTCCGCTTGGATTTCGTTGATGGCGTAGGCGTCCGCCGACTCTCCGGGAGACGCGTTCTTCAAAATCTCGTCCGCGTTCTTTCCGTCGAAACCTTTCGGGTCAAGCTGCGAGGCATACTTGTCTTTGACCTGCTGAAATTCGTCATCCGAATACCGAGCGCGGGTCTCCTTGTCGAGCCGCGCCTGTTCCTCCGCCGGGAGAGATTTCTTCCAAGCGTGAACGGGTTCGTGCGGAGTGGCGTCAGCGCCAATCGCGAACGTGATGTTCTTCCCTTCGGGGGTGGTAACGGTTCCGCCGCGCTTCTGGGAATAGTCAAGCGCCGTTTCCGGTGAGAAGCCAAGCTTCGCCAGACCGACTTGCGCCGAGACGGGGTCCGTGAACTGGTGATGTTCGTATCCGGTGTTGTAAGTGTCGTGAAAGACCTGCGAATCCTTGGGAGTGAATGCGCCCTTGCGTTCACCCACCAACTGCCCGCCGATACCGTGCAACGCCAGCCTTGACGCCCCGCCTGCGAGACCGAGAGCCGTTCCGAGCCCGATGCCTTCGCGTTCCTCCGGGGACTTCGCTGGTGCCGCGAAAGCGGCGTCGTATGCAGCGCCCGAGAGCACTGACCGGAGCGCGTGAGGGGCCGCTTCCAAAGCATCCTTGACGGCCTGCGCCGTGTTGCTGGTGATTCCTTCGCCGAGTTGTTCGCCGATGTTGGTTCCGGCCTTCGCAATCTTGGGCAACGCTTTTCCGGCCTTGCCGATGATTTTGGCGGCGATGACGCCGGGAGGTCCGAGGATGTGCGCCGCGATATACTCGCCGGGAGTGGACTCCACCATCTTCGCGGCAAACTCCGCAGGCTTCGCGGCAACCTCAGCGGTCTTGCCGACTCCTTTGATGACTGTCCCGGCGACTTTGGGGCCTGCCTTGGACGCCAGTTCCGTGACCATGTTGGCGGCTTCACCCAGTTCGGGCACAAGCTTGCCTGCGGTCTTCAATCCCGCGCCCGCGCCCTCGAACGCGAGGAACTGGAGCGGGTCCGCGCCAGCCATCGAAGCAATCTTCTCCGCGTTGAGCGGCAACTTCTCCGCGCCCTTCAAAGTCTTGCCCTCGACAATCCGTTGAGTGAGTTTGCGCCGGTCAATCTCGTCCTGTAGCGCCTTGTCTTTTTCTTCGGGAGAATATGCCGAGAGAGGCTTGACGATGTTCTCTTTGAACACGCGCCGAGCAACCCACTTCGCCAAGTCTTCGCCCTGATAGCCAAGCTGCGTCGCGGCCAACTGCAATTCCAAAATGTTTTCTGCGGCCTTGGTCGTCGCGTCCTGCTTGTCGCCGCCCGCCGCCGAAGTCACCACGTCAAGGTGGTTCTTCGCCCAGTCGAAAATCCCCTTGCCCAAATGAGCGATTGCTTTGCCGACAGAGCCGACAGAAATTCCTTCGAGCGGGTGCTTCTCGCTGTATTCCCAAGTCTGCATGAACGCGTCAGCGACTTTGTCGCGAACGGCGGGGTCGTTCTGCACTTCAATCGGGGACTGCATGAACAGGTCCACCGGATTGAAAGCTTTTTGCTTCGCGGCGTCCGAGAGACCGGCGGCATCGAAATCGGTGATAGGATTGAACGGCTGTTTGAGCGCGTGCGCTTCCTTCAAATTCTTGGGAGCCTCACGGTATTCGGTCCCCTCCGGGAGCGTGACGGGACCGGCTTCCTCCTGATACTCGGTTCCCTCCGGGAGAGTCACCGGCGCAACCGGGGGCTGAATCAGCGGCGTTATGGTCGGCAGGGTCGGGTCAACCGGCTGAGGCTGGCCGGTGGCGCGGTTGATTACCGCAGCAAGCCGAGGATTATCCAAAGGATTCCCCGTAGGTTGGGGTGCCGGTTCCACCATTGGAGCACTCGCGGTGATGTCCGCAGGGACAGAATTCTCGTTCGCCATCCCTTAATAGTCGCCCATTTCATAGGCGTTGTCCACTTACGGCAGGGGCAAAAAGGTGCCGTCCCCGAGAGACTTCAAACGCCCCTGTTTGGTGACAATTATCTTGTCTTTGGGAATCGGCGCGGTGCCGATTGTCTTGGCCGGTGCAGCGCCAGCGCCCGCAGTCGGCTTCTCGCCCGATTGCAGCTTCCGCAGTGCTTCTGCACGAGAGCCGTGAATCTCCGACAGTCCGCCGGTGTTCAAAAGTTCTTCCTCATCGTCCGTGAGCGAGCCGGGATTGGTCTTCTTGGCCAGCTTCAAACCACTGAGCGCCGCCGAAGCTTTGCCCGCGATTTGATTCTTGCCCAGTTCAATCAGCGACGTGATTTGGTTATCGGTCAGCGGCTTGTTGCCGGTCGCTTTGCCGATGATGCTTTTCACGCGGTCCGAGAGACTCGGATTCGCAACGATGTGTTCCCAGTCCGTGATGACGGAGCGGGGGATTGCGCCCTGCGCTTGGTTCTGCTGCAACTCCGAAAGAGTATAGACGAGCCCGCGTTCGGCCTCCAGCCGTTTCTGAATCGATTCGGGGTCCGTGCTGTTTTCGTTCTCCCGGATGGAATTCACGATGTTGTGGAACGAGTCGATGTTCGACTTGTTGCCCTCCCAGATTTTGAAACTCTGGTTCTTGTCGAGGATGTCGCCGCGAGTCTCGCCGACAGACGGACCACTCTTGGTGATAGCACCCATGTCCGCGTCGTATCCGGCAGGAGCGCCAGACGGAGACACTGCACCAGCGCCGCCTTCAAAGACCGGAGCGGCCTTCGCGGGATTCGCCGTGGGATTCGGAGCCGTTCCCGGCGGAGTCTTCCCCGGAAACATTCCCATCAAGCTGCGGTAGTAGGATTCGCCGGGACTGCCGGGAGAAATGTCCACACCAAACTTGTTGAAGGACTTCTTGCCCTTCTTGCCGGACGCGTCCTGCGTCTCCTGCGTGCGTGCGGGGTCCGGCGTCAAACCCTGCTGCGCGATTTCGGCCATGTAAATCGGTTGCTTGAAAGTCTGGCCAAGCTGACCCATCGCCTTGAAGTCCGGGGTGCCGTCCGGCTTCGTGGGCACTTCGGCGTGACCAAACCACGGACCGTATTGCTGATAAGCGTCAACGCCTCCGTTGGAAACTGTGTTCCATTTCGTGCGTTCGATTTCCCACCGCTTCGCTTCCGTCGCGGGGTCCGAGAGAGAAATTTCGTTGTGCCGCGCCTGAATCGCGTCCGGCGAAACATACTCGCCCAACTGCTGGAGCAGCGCCTTGTTCTTCGCTTGGCCGATGTCGCCGATTCGTCCGACGATGTCGTCCTGCGTGATGAAGCCTTGCCGAAACGCGTCCACGAGATTCGAGACCGCGCTTGAGTTGAGCGTGTTCGGGTCCGCCGGTGTCACCAGCGGAGCCGCCTGCACGCCAGCCGAGATAACGGGTAAATCAGATTGTCCTACTCCAGCCATATTATTGTAGTGTTGGGGAAACGGGTTGCGTCACGTTGTAAACTGCGTTCGCCTGCGAGCGTTGCAGCGGCGTCATGCCTTTGTAAAGCGAATTTTGGCCTGCCTTGAAAGCGTTGTTGTAAATCGCCGCGTTCGGATTGGCCTTCCCGTTCACGCTTCCCGCTTGCATACCCGGAGCCAACAGCGGAGCCGTTCCGCCGCCCGCCCGAGGCGCAGTAGTCGTCGAGGTCGCCGCAACCGCCGGGGGCGGAGTAGCGCCGAGCATCCGGCCATAGAGCGCCGCAGCCGCCGGGGACATTTCGCCGCCGACAGAATTCTTGACGAGAGACTGAATCAAGTCGGCGGGACCCGAGGACGGCATCACGCTAGGAGTCTGCACGTTCGGCATCTTATTCCAGTCAGGGGCAACCGGACCGCCCACTCCGGGGAAAAGAGACTGATTCGTCGCGGACTGCGAGCCGGGAGCCGGACCGCCGCCGCGCTGAAATGTTTGAAGGTATGACTGGAGCGAATTCCCAGACCAACCGTGCTGAGACGCGGTCGGGATTTTCACCGTCGCGGTGTTCCAATCCGGGTTCGCCTGCGGCAACGTCAAATGCACCGGAACGGGATTCGGCTGAATGTAAGGCTTGGGTGCCGGGGGTTTAGAGCCTCCGTGTCCGAAGACTTGCGCCGCAATCGGGTCAATGAAACTCAGTAGTCCCATTAAAATTCTCCCTCAGCGCCAGCGTTAAAGTCTGGCATGTCCTGCGGTCCTGCGGCGATGGAAGCCGAGACCGCGTCTCGCGTCGCCTGTGAGGGCTGTCCGCTTGAGAACTGATTCTGGATGTTCGAGTAAACTCCGGGAGTCGCCCGCGTCGCGCCGCCGACTGCGTTGCCCCAGATTTGCCCCTGCGCCATCGCGCCCTGAGACGCAGCGTTCGCCGCGCTTTGGGTGAGTTGGTTCGTTGCGCCAACGCGGGCCATCCAAATGTTGGCGATGTCCGTGCCGGACAAACCGGCCTGCGGGACTGCCGCCTGCGTCGCGCCGAAAGTTGCGCCGGTCGAGGCCAGCTTCGCCGTCTGCTGCGCGGTGAGATTCGGGAAAAGAGAGCCGAGAACCTGAGACCGAGCCGTATCGAGTTGCTGTGCGCTGTTCGCCAGCGTCGCGGCCTGTGCCTCGCGTTGTGCCTTGAGTTTGACGCCCGCGTCGCCGAAAATAGTTCGCAGCATCGTCCCGCCGACTCCCTGCGCGGTAGATTTTCCAGTCACCATGCCGGACCGTTCGAGCCCGTGCTGAACAATCTGCGCCTCCACGTCCGGCGGCAGTGTAGCGCCAGCCTTCAAATCTTCGAGCGCCGCGTCAACGAGTTTGTTCTTTACGGAGTCGAGTCCCGGAGTCGGGGTCAACGCCGTCTTCGCGGCCAACGCGGAGACTTGGTCCGCCGGGGAATTCGATGAGAGCAGTTGGTCAAGCTGATTCTTGAGCCCGCCTTCCGCCGTGTATCGCGTCTGGAGAAGTTGCGGGTCAATCTGCCCCTGCAACGCCAACTGCTGTTGAGCACGCAGAATGTCCGCTTGAGTTGACTGCGGTCCGATGACGTTCGGGTCGAGCGAACTGTAAACCAGTTTTTGCTGTTGCTTAATCGCGTCCAACTGCATCTGAGTGACCTTCTCAGTGGCCCCGGCTTGAATGGCCGAGCCTGCAATCTGACCGACGAATCCTAGAATGTTCCCCATGTTAAAAAGTCTTTGAGTAACTCTCCGAATGCAGAGTGTAGCCGCGAGCGGCGTAAATCTTTCGGAGAATCTCCGGTTGAGTGTGGGCACTCAGGCCCATGTAAACGTGTTTGCACCCCTTCTCTTTGCAGTGGCTTTCCCAAGCGTCGAGCAGCGCGAGGCCGACTCCAGACCGCCGGTGCTGGTCCGCAACCACCCACAGCAACTCGTAGCTGTTGATTTGGCCGGGGACGTAAATTGATTCGCGCAGTTCGCCGCAAATGTATCCGAGCGCCGCGCCGGTGTCGCTGTAGGCCGCGAAAAAGCTGAACCGGGGATTGCACATGGCCTGCAACGTGAGGTTCTTCGCGATGCTGCCGGGGACAGTGGTCTCGTCCGTGTCAATCTGCTTGATTGCCACTTGCGGGCCAAGGACGAGGGCGGCAGCGAAGATTTCTTCCTGCCGCGCCACTGGTTTGATTGTGAAAGGAACAGCCATCCCTTAAAAGTTACCTGTTTTGACACCTTTCGCTAGGTTGTCTCGCTTCCAAAGTGGTTGCTGGTTAGAAAAGTGAAAGCAAGCCTTCTGTTGGTCGGGTTGCGTCAAGTCGAAACTGGCGCATGGAAGGCGGTGGTCAATGTGCCATTGGCCATAGTTTTCCCAGTTCATGCCCGGAACGAATTGTCCCTCAAGGTGTAATTTGAAGGCTTCAATCGAGCACCCCAAAAGGCTAAGGGTCCGTTCGGACTTAGTTCTGCCTTGGAGTGCCGCCCGGACTCTCTCCCGAAGATTTCGTGAAAGCCGTGCATGAGGATTGGTTCTTCGTCGTAAGTTTTGCGATTCGTTTCGGACCAATCGGAGGTCGGGTCCGGCCTCTCGTTGCCAACGGAGACACCGAGCCGAATGCTTTTCCCGGTTTCCCGGTCGAAGATACCAGTTCTTCCAATAGACCTTCAATTTTTCTTTTCTGGTCATTGTTTATACAGGGTCCAGAGCGCCAGTTGTGGCGGCACGGTGATTGCGCTAGGAGCGCCCGCCAGAGTCACCGTCTCGCCCGATGTCACAAGCGAAGTCTGTGGGTTCACGCCCGGAGAGGTCGGGAAGTTGCTGGCCGGATTCGTTCCGGGGTCCGTGGTCGCGCCGACGAGCACGCGCCCGCGCCAAGCCTGATTCGTGTCGCCCAGAAAGGCCCAACCGGGGTTCTGGGTCAAAGCATCCTGCAACAGTTCCGTGACTACCTGCTTCACGTCGCCCTTGACGCCGTCCACCGTCCGCCAAACCGAGCGTTCAAACCAAATGAGAGCGCCGATGGTGGTGTCGTAATACTGCTGCAAATCGTCCGGCGAGGTCGGTCGTTGCGCCGTGGTGCCCGAGCGGACAATGGGACTGACGCCCTCCCAAGCGAGCGTGACCGAATTCCATTGAAACCAGCCGATGGCCGCGCCGTGGGTCGGGTCCACGTCCGTCGCGTCTCTCTCGGTCTTCAACCAGACTTCCGGGTCGTGCGAAGACGGCTGAGAGTTTCCAATCCAAAAAGGAATGGTGAACGAGTCCGAAATGTCCTGCGGGACGTAACGCTTGGTTGCCTCATCCCAGACATACCACTTGGTCCCGCCCTTGAGCCACGGTCCGACGTTCGAGGTCGGTTCCACGTCGCCGATGAAAATAAAGTTCGCGCCGCCGGGAGAAAGAATCTTCATCCGCCGGACCATTTCCGTCGCCAAGTCGTTCGGCCCGCCCCGGAAGGTAATCGGGATAGGCGACATCTGAATCAGGAGGTTTGTATTTTGGAGACTCATAAATCGGTGTTCAGGTCAATTAGGACTTCGTCGTCCGAGGACGTGACCACTTCCCCAGAACTGGACGTGATTACGGTCGCCTCGCAAATCGGGGGCGACACGTATTCGATACGCGGGCGGCGCAAAAATAAATTGTCGAGGACTACATTCATCCGGTGTGTTCGAGACCGAGCCCCACCGACGTAACCGGCGGGAGCATAGCTTGTAAATCTTTATCCGCCCGCTTCGTCGCGACGATTGTCGCAACACGGTCAGCGGCGTCTTGAGAGAGTATGCTGGACGCGAAGCCAATTCCAATGGCGCGGAATCCGTTCTTCTCCAGCACTACGGTCTTGCTGGACGTGTAGAAAGATTCCGGGGCATCCGATAGAGCGTCCACCACGGATTTGAAATTGTTCGACTTGGTCGCGAGCCCGTCGTAGCGGACGGCGTTGATGCACGATTCGGGGCAGAATGCTTTGGGATTGCCCGCCGGATTCTCCGGGTCTGGCAGTGCGAACGCCCGAATCTCCCGGAGCGTGCAAGGCCCGTGTCCGACGACAAGAAGTTGGAACGAGCGGTCGATGTTCGAGATTTTTTCTCGTTCAACCCCGGCTGAACCGTCGTTCGTGAGAACAGATTGTTGGTCTGCATCGACAGTTTGAATGGTTCGAGATTGCGGCTTAAACGCAAAGATTTCCGAGTCCATCGTGATTTCGGTTTCGGCGTCCATCGAGCCCCGAGTTGACCGAATCAAAGTGTTTGCAATCGGCTTGAACGCGCCGGACGTTCCCCCGGCGTAATAGACTCCGAAATTCAGGTCTTCTTCAACCCCGGCGACGGTGAAATCGGCCCACTGGAAGCGGACTGTGGAGCCCGAAGGCTTCGCCACCTGCGCCGTGGTCCCGAAATAGCCGCGAGTGAACAGCGCCCAAGTAATCGGGCACCCGTTGTCGAGCCGGTTCGGGTTGAACGACTCCCACAGACGGTTTTTTCCGTCGTAGTCCACCGAGACGTGAAAGATTCGTTCCTGTCCGGCGAAAATCCCGGAAACCCACTCGACCGGACGCGTTCCAATCCAATAGCCGGACCAAGACGGGCCGGATTCGTCGCTGAGGGTCGAAAGTGACGCGTGATTGAGAACCCAAGTGTGCCGATTGTGCGTATCCTCCGCCGGGACACTCATCAAAAGGAATTGTCCGTAAGAACCGGCGGCGACTTGCGTCAAATCGTCCGACAGGACGACTTTGCTGGTCAACATTTCGTTGTCGCGCACCGGAAGTCGGCTTGTCAGCTTCCCGGAGGTCGCGGGGTCGTAGATTGACACGCCGGAAGGCGAAAACCAGACAACTTGACCGTAGTGCGAGAGCGCGGAGCGGTTCGAGAGGCATCCGACTTGGACAACTTCCTCCTGAAAGTTCGGAGTCGAGGGCCAGTCGTCGCGATTTCGGATGTTCGCTTGCAGAATCGAGCCATTGATTCCAGTGAACACCATCAACTGCGGCGATTCGATGCTAGGAGTCGGGACCATCGCGGTGACTTCGGCGGAAAAGAAGAAGCTGGAGACTCCGCCGAGATAAATTTGTTCGCGGAAGCTGAACGGATTGGAAATGTCGCTGGCGAAAACCTGATTGTCAGTCGCAACCCAGAGCCTATCGCCCACCCAAGCCATCGGACCACCGGCGGGAGTCTCGTAAAGGTTGTTTTTGATGTGCCCGGAATTGGAGCCGTCATACCATCCC